TTACAGCTGTTTTACACTAGAAATCTGTAGTATCGCTTAGGGGGGGACCCTAGGTGTTCTTATGAATTATTATAATCACACTCAATACCACATCAGAAGCAATTTGGACCTACAGACCCAGTAGAATTGGACCCATTAGAAATACTTATGTAACTAAAGCAAACTAAAGCTTGACTTTAAAATTCAGCGGGGTATACATAAGTGTCTAAAGTGTCACATGTAAACTTTATTTACCTTTCTGTACCAAGGGGGATTGACTTTTGAAGCTAAATATGCTATAATATGTATATATTGAGTTAGACATACTTAAGACTACTTAAGCACCAAGAGTGTAACATTCAGGTTATACCACTTGAACAAACACTAACAAACTTAAGTATACTTAAGTAGTCCAAATAAGTCTTCCATTATGTTGTTTTATTGGTATTAATAAAAGGATGTATATGGGTAAAGATAAAGGTATAATAGTTGGTATGACTAAAGACAATGAACATGAGACAAATTCAACACAGCCAAAACTAAAGAAGAAACCTCCCGGCAATCCTAATTTCAAGAAGGGTATGCCTTCATTAAACCCAGCGGGTAGACCTAAAGGTTCCGTAAATAAATACGTTAAGTTATCAAGAGAACTAATGTCCGATAGAGGACCTGAGATCGTACAGAAGGTTATTGATTTAGCTTTAGATGGCGATAGACACGCACTTAAGATGTGTATGGATCGTATCTTACCCACAACCAAGGCCGTAGAGATCACACACGATCATCAAGACCTTGGGATCAACATTATTATAGATAGTGTTAAAGCAATCAATAAACGAGAAGAAGAAGAATTTAAGACTATAGAAGCAGAATACACTGAGTCTGTGGATGGCTGATCTTCAAGTATCACTCCATGATGCACAGATGGAAATCTTTAGATCAGAGAAGAGATTTAAAGTGGCCTCATGTGGGCGAAGGTTCGGCAAGAGTTACTTAGCTGCTTGGATATTAATCATCAAGGCACTACAGTCAGAATCTAAGGATGTATTCTACATTGCACCTACGTTCCAACAGGCTAAAGACATCCTGTGGAGTATCCTTAAAGATATAGGCAGGGACGTAATTAAAGCTGCACATGAGAACACAGCTACCCTTACTTTGGTCAATGATCGTAAGATTTACCTTAAGGGTTCCGATAGACCAGATACTTTACGTGGTGTTGGTTTAGCTTATGTAGTTATGGATGAGTATGCGTCGATGAAGCCCGAAGTATGGGAGATGATTATTCGTCCTACTTTAGCGGACGTTAAAGGTGGTGCTTTATTTATCGGTACACCCTCCGGTAAGAACCACTTTTATAAGTTATGGCTTGATGCACAAAAAGAAGAACTAACGGACGAGTGGGAAGCATTCCAGTTTAACTCTACAGACAATGAGTTTATGGACCCTAAAGAAATTGAGGCAGCTAAAGCCAATATGTCTACACAGGCATTTAGGCAAGAATTTGAAGCTACCTTTGAGTCCTTTTCAGGTGGTGTCTTTAAAGAGGAGTGGGTACGTTATGTTGACGATGATGAAGTCTTTGGGGACAAAACTAAAGAACAAGGTAGCTACGTTCTATCTGTTGATCCTGCGGGGTTTGAGAATGCTGAGAAAGATCGTGGTCTCAAAACCTCTAAGCTTGATGAGACCGCTATATCTGTGGTTAAAATCGTAGGTGATACATGGTTTGTAAAAGATATATTCCACGGTAGATGGGGTATTAAAGAAACTGCACAGAGGATTCTGGATGCAGCGGAGGACGTTAAGGCCACTACAGTAGGTATTGAGGCAGGAGCATTAAAGAATGCAATCATGCCCTACATGGAGGACCTGATGCGTTCTAAGAATAGATGGATTAACATTACCGATACAAGACACGGAGGCCGTAAGAAGCAGGATCGTATTGTGTGGGCATTACAAGGAAGAATGGAACATGGTAAGATTAAATTTAGGAAAGCGGATTGGAACCATCATTTCGTATCTCAGATGCTGGACTTTCCCAGTTCTCTTTCCCATGATGATCTTCTGGATTCTCTAGCCTATATTGATCAAGTATCAGTAGCTGACTTTACAGCTTCAATAGAACTGGATGATTATGAAGTATTTGATGTTGTATCAGGGTATTAAATTTAAAGGTAACACAAATGGCAAGTGACTCTAAAGACCTCGCATACAACGATCCTCAAGCACCTTTGAGTGCTTGGGTTATTAATCGTGTAGAACAGTGGGAGGACCACAGGAATACCAACTATGCCAACAAGTGGGATGAATACCACCGTATCTGGCGCGGTATATGGTCCGCTGAAGACAAGACTAGAGGCGCTGAGACTTCACGTTTGATCTCTCCAGCCACACAACAGGCGATTGAGTCCACTGTAGCGGAGCTTGAGGAGGCTATATTTGGTCAAGAGAAGTGGTTTGACCTACGTGACGATATAGCGGATCAGGACCCTACAGACGTTAAGATCATTAGAGTCAATCTACAGGAAGATTTAGAGAGAGCTAAGTGTAAGAATGGTATAGTTGAGTGTCTACTTAACGCAGCCATCTATGGTACAGGTATAGCTAAGATTAGTGTGGACGAAGGTACACAAAAGACCCTTAAAGAGTCCCCTATCCCCGACACATTGACTGTAGATACAGTAGTTTATGAAGAAGACTTAGTTACAGTGCGCTTAGAGCCACTAATGCCACAGGAATTCGTCATTGATCCCACTGCAACAACCATTGATGAGGCTTTAGGCGTAGCACAGATCGTAATTAAGCCTAAATATGAAATTATTGATGGTATTAGAGAGGGTATTTACGACGATAAACCCTTAGGAGCATACGATAAGGCAGACTTTGGCTTTGATGTAGAAAATGACAGTGTAGCTACGGATGACGATAAGGTTAAGATCACCGAATACTGGGGAAGAGTCCCTAAGAAGTTCCTTTCCAATAATGCAAGCTTAGGTGATGACTTTGATTATGATGATGATGAGCTAGTCGAGGCTGTAGTCATTATAGCCAATGATTCTGTGGTCCTACGTGCAGTAGAGAACCCTTATCTAATGGGTGATAGACCATTTGTAGCCTTCCAATTAGACAGAGTACCTAAGAAGTTCTGGGGTAGAGGTATTGCTGAGAAAGGCTATAACCCACAGAAGGCCCTAGATGCCGAGCTACGTGCGCGTATTGATACCTTAGCCCTCACTACCCACCCTATGATGGGTGTGGACGCTACACGGCTTCCTAGGGGCGTTAAGTTTGAAGTTAAAGCAGGAAAGACTATCCTAACCAACGGTGATCCACGTCAAACACTGATGCCACTTAACTTTGGTTCATTAGCCAACAGTTCCTTTACTGAAGCATCAGAGCTAGAGCGTATGGTACAGATGGGTACTGGAGCAATCGACTCTCAGACTTCAGCGGCTGCTAATCCACGTAACGGGACTGCTTCAGGCATGTCTATGATGCAGGCTGCTTCAATTAAGCGTCAAAAACGTACCATTATGAACTTCACTGAGAACTTCCTAATACCCTTTATTAAGAAGTCTGCATGGAGATACATTCAATTTGATCCACAACGTTACCCGGCTGGTGACTATAAGTTCATTGCGTACTCAAGCATGGGCATTATGGCTAAAGAGCTAGAGATGACACAGATGATACAGTTGTTGTCCATGACACAGCAAGGAACTCCAGCATTTAATATTATGTTGTTGGGTATCTTTGAGAATAGCTCAATGACTAACCGTGAGGATATGAAGCAAGCCATCATGCAAATGAACCAACCTGATCCTAAGCAACAACAGTTGCAGGAAATGGTTCAACAGTTGGAGCTTATGAAGCTACAGATTGAGATTGAAGAGATGAAGGCTAGTGCCACTCTTGACATGGCTAAGTCCGCTAAGATACAGAATGAAATGCAGGAAGGTCAATCAGAGAAAGTAATCATCAAGACACAGATGGACTTTGCTGAAAAGATGGCTAAGATTGAGAACCTACGTGCTACTGCACAGAACATACAATCAGAGACTCAACGTAATGTCCCTGAAGTAGCACACCTTCAGTCAGAGACTATTCTTAACCTAGCTATGGCTAGAGCGAAAGCGCAGGGAAAATGACAACACCAGCTAAAGGTAAAGCCAAAGTTAAAATTCTTTCATCCGGTCAAAGAGTTTCTTATGGACAAAAAGGTCCCGCCGCAAAAGGGGGACGGAGAGTAAAGCCGGGGACATCTAAAGGTGACGCATACTGCGCTAGAAGCTTAGGTATAAAAAAAGGACTATCTAAGAAGAAACAAAATAACCCGAATACACCTAATAACTTATCACGTAAAAGATGGAAGTGTTCAGGAGCTAAATCAAAGTGAACAACCAATAAAGGAAATAACATGGCAGAAAAAGATAGTAGTGTATCTTGGGGTTCAGTCCCCAGAAACGTAAAATATGAGTTAGCATCAGCTGGTTTTGCTAGAGATAAAGAATCATGGAAAAGGTTAGGTGTAACTTTACAAAATCAGTTAATTGGAGTACATAAAAATAGCAAGATACTGGATAAAACTCCCGATAGGATTGATTTCAAAAAGGAATACTCAGTAAGACGAGATAATAAAGTTAGAAAATGAACGATCAAGAATTTTTAGAACAACGTCTAGACTTATGTAATAACGAAGCTTGGGGCCTCTTTATAGAAGAGCTTACCTCTATGGCACAATCGTTAGAAAACATAAAAAACATAGACGAAGAGAAGACCCTCTTTTTAAACAAAGGGGCGGTGGGTATACTTGATATGATAATAAATCTCAAGGGTACTACCAGACTAGCGTTGGATCAATTAGACCAAGAGGCCTAACTCCAGCATAATTTTAACTCCATAATCTTTATAGACGGAGGATTTGCAATATGAGTAGTGTAGTTGTTGAAGCGGTACAAGAAACCCCAGAGCAAGCGGCAGAGTTTACGGACATTAATGAGGCTCCTATAGAGGAACAACCCATTGAAGTACAAGAGGAGGCAGAATATGAACTCCCCTCTAAATTCAGCGGTAAGTCAACTAGGGAAATTGTTTCCTCATATGAGAACCTAGAGAAAGAACTAGGACGAAAAGGCCAAGAAATAGGCGAGTTGAGGAAACTAACGGACGGTATTCTACAACAACAACTTACCACTAATCAAAGCGGGACAGAAGCGCAATACGAAGAAAAAGAAGAGGTAGATTTCTTCGATGACCCTGACGCAGCAGTCAATAAGGCCATAGAAAGTCATCCTCAGTTCCGTGAGTTTAAAGAGCAGCAGGCTTTACAGCAAGCCAAGGCTACAACTCAGCAACTCGAAACAGCGCATCCTGATTACCTTGAGGTCATTGGTGACCCTAAGTTTCAGGAGTGGGTTAAGGATAGTCCTATACGCACACAGCTTTATGTATCGGCCCATAACTATGATCTGAACTCAGCTAACGAACTACTAGGTAATTGGAAAGAACGTTCATTAATCTCCAATACAGCGGTAGCCGAAGCGGGTAAAGAGGCAAAGCGGACCGCCGCACTAAAGAATGGGAAAGGTGTATCACGGACATCATCTGAGTCCACAGCGGGTAAGAAAACCTACCGTAGAGCTGATTTAATCAGACTCCGCACAAACGATCCAGAACGTTATGAGACACTGCAAGAAGAAATTCTTTCAGCGTATGCAGACGGGAGGGTTAAATAAATTAAACATATAAAGGAAGTTAAATTATGGCATTAGGCACTAACGGTCAAACAATCACAACAGCTGCGAATTTTATTCCAGAGTTGTGGTCAGACGAAGTTATCGCAGGATACAAGAAGAACTTGGTCCTAGGTAACTTGGTAACTAAAATCAACCACAGTGGCAAGAAAGGTGATACGATTCATATCCCCGCTCCTGTCCGTGGATCAGCTAACGTTAAAGCTGCGAATACTCAAGTCGTACTTAATGGTGATACTCACGGTACGATCAACTTGAGCATCGACAAGCACTATGAATACTCAGTTGTAATCGAAGATATTGTAGAAGTACAAGCTTTATCTTCAATGCGCCGTTTCTATACAGACGATGCTGGTTACGCTTTGGCTACTCAGGTAGACAATGATATCTTTGCTTTATGCGAAGGTTTGCAGGGCGGTACTGTAGGCGGTACTGGTAC